CATGTCCTTGGTGACAGCTGCTGCGGTGTTCTCGATCTGGTCGTAGCCTGCTCGGACCTTGGTGCCGTCCCAGAACGCCCAGAACACGTGCTTGCCGCTCGGCGCATTCGGTGTGGCGAACTTGACGTCCGTGTTGGAGCCTTGCAGGAAACGGGCCGTGAAGTTCGAGGCACCGCCACCGCCCGTGTAGAAGGTGAGTACCTTGCTACTGTTGCCGAACTGCACAGGCCCCTTGTAGCCGCTCAAGTCGCTGTTGCGGTCGAGGACTGCTGCGACGAGCCAAGGTGTATTGCCCGCCCCGCTCCCCGACGAACTGCTGGTGTAGGTGTTGTTTCCGCCCATGGCCCACATGCCGCCAGACACGGTCGCGCCTGCGCCCGTGAGGGTGAGGTTGCCGCCGATCAGAGGGTTGATGGCTGCCGGATCGCTGTCGGTGATGCCGGACCACGCGAACTGTGCGTCGCCCTCGTACCAGTTGAGGCCGAGCATGACGCTGACCTTGAACTCAGCATAGAGATACCCGTCAGTCGCAAGGAGTGTGACCGTCTTGTTGGACGGTGCCGTCCAGTCAACACCGCTGCCAGACGCGAGCTTGAGCACATTTCCGACCAGAGTAAACAGCCCGGTGTTGTTGCCGCTGATGATCGTATAGGTCAGAGTGTCATCCGGCAGGGTGTAGACGGTGTGCGGATAGGCTCCCGGCTCAACCTCGATCTTGGTAGCGTTGACGTTGGGCAGGTTGAGCAGGTCGCGAATTTCGACACGCCCGCCCAGAGCCTTCATCGCAAGGTAGCGAGCGTCCGATGTGTCGGCGTAATGGCTGGCAAGCGAGAACGGTCCTGAGCCACAGTCGGAGAAGTAGGACAGCATCTTCACGCCGCCCGCTGCGCGGATGTACATGCACTGCACGAGGGCGGCTCCGCACTCGCTGCTCTCCATGTACCCATCCCGCCACGTCTTTGCTTCTGCGGGGCCAGTGAATTTGAAGTCCGCGCCCAGCTCGTAGGAGATGAGGGGGATCGTTCCCGCTGCTGCGATATTGGACGCGGGTTGCGTCTTGGCCGCGTTGCGGGACATGCGCACGGACTGCTGGGCGTAGCTATCCCAGATGAACGAGGTTCCGGAAGCTCCCGCGACGACGTCTGCGGAGAACATCCACGGCGTAATGCTGTATTCCCAGCCGATTAGGTAGACTTTGTACGTGACGCCATCCGTCAGACCGGTGACGGCAGCGAGGCCGGAGGCCGTCCAGTCCTTCGAGTTGGTGTAGGAGGTGCCAATCTGGTGCGATATGGCACCGGTCCCGGCGATGACCTCCTGTAGCGTCGGCGTCGCCCCCGCCGCGTAGACCGCGAACGTGAAGAAGCCGCCGGTGACGCTGCACCACACCGCCGGAGTAAAGGTGCCCGAGGTCTTGGTGATCCTCGCCCCATAGACGTGCCCGTTGAAGTACGGGGCGACCCCCGCGTAGCTGGTGCGTGCCTTACCACCGGGGCTCAACGTGTCGAGGTAGTTAAGCTCTGTCTGGAGAACCCACGCGTTGCCAGCTTGCCCGCACATGATCCTCTTGACGCGAGAAGACCCCATGGCGGCGTCGAACGCGTTCCACTGGCGAAGAGCAAGCTCGGCGTACCACTTCTCGGTATTGACCTCCTTGCCCGCCTCCGACCGACTGCAGAACAGCAGGTTGACCTGATTGCTGTACACCGGGATAGGGACTGTTTTATCGCCGGGGTGCTTGAGCGAAAAAGTATCCGCGTCGACCACATGGACGTAAGGCTCTGCGCCGCCTTCGTTCACCCAATAGTAGCCCCCGACACCGTCGAAAGTCAGGCCTAGATTTAGGTTCTCAGGGCTACCGAAGCAGACGAGACGGTCGTCTTCCTGATACCCGTGGTTCGGGTAGGTGAAAGTGTCTGCCGCGCCGTTGGCGGTGGCTATCTTGCGCGTGTGGTGCAGGTACCGCGTCCACTGCCGCCCGTCGACCCACGGCCCTCCGGGGTTCCAGATTTCGTTGCCAACCTCGATCCATACGTTGAGGTTCGGGTTGAGGTTGGCTGCGAAGAGCGCTGCCAGCTGGTTGATGTAGTCGTCCGACGCTCGCGGCGAGATGCAAATCCAAGCATCCCTGTTGAGCAGGTTAGCGAGTTCGATGCAGTACTCCCACGGGACGCAAGGGGACCGCCTCGTAAAAGCGTTAGAGAAGCTGATGTGGTTCGGGGTTACCCGATCAACCTACTCAATCTCGTAGTTCTGGCTCGCCATCGTCCAGTCCATGAAGCGCAGCGGGCCTTGGATGAGGTCGTCGTAGAAGTCGGTGATTACCGATGTGAACGTCGAAGTCTCACCTTCGTCGTCGTAGTAGCCCGGCTGGATGACCTTGACCTTGCCGGTCAGGCTGCCCTTGACGAAAATGTAGACGCCCTGCTGGCCGGTAGGGCTCAGAGATATGTCGAACTGGATTGCGTTGTTGTACGAGCCGGGGCTGTCAGCGCCGTAGCCGAACGCGATCCAGCAGCCATCGGGGTTGAAAACCCGGTAGGTGCCATTGGTCCAGCCGAGACGGCTGATGTTCGGATTGAGAAGTGTCGTCGTGAACTGGTCCGTGCTGACCGAGGCCGTCAGCGAGCCCTTGTTTTGCGACCACGTGCCCGAGCCGCCGCTGGTCGCGCGGCGAGACCACGGGTACATGTTTGCCAGCACGTTGGCGAAGGGGTAGTTGCCGTTGTAGCCCGTGATGCTGGCAAGGTTCATGCCGATGTTGGCGTAGTTCACCGCCGGACCCGGGTCGACCACCACAGGGGTGCCGTCACCAACGATCGTCACCGGGCCTTCAATCCAATAGCCGAGTGCGTCCTCGACATGCACTCGCGCGATGGCGCTGTCGCCCTCCAGCGGGTCCGCGAGCGTGAACGTCCCGTCCTCGCCCACGACCACGTCCGGCGTCGTCGTGTCGAGCTGGGTCACGACCGGATCGGCCAAACCGAGATACGCAATCTCGCCGGTGGAAGCGTCGCCCGCAATCGGGATACTGGTGGTGAGACCGAGCCTGCGCATATCAGTGATCCGAGACCGCGTAGCCCGAGACGATGGCAATAACTGCCGCCGTCGCCGTGGCGTTGTTGTGCCGGTACGCGCGCGGGCCGAGCCCTGCCGTCGAAGCCGGAAGCGTCGTGCCCGGGGTGGTATTGGTCAGCCAGCCCGAAGCCTCGAAATTGTTCGAGGGGCCGTTGGGGTTGCGGACTACACGGTAGCCGACCCGCGTATTGTCGTTCGTGTCCGAGAAGATTTGAATCTCGTACATGTTCGTCTTCACGCCGTTCGCGGGGAAGTTAGCTCCGAGGTCGATAGCCGTCTGCGCCGCAGAGCCGCCGTAGACAATGTGGAGGTTGGCGCGGCCCGCCAACTTCGCGACGCCGATGCAGTTGGTGAGGGCGTCCGGAGCAGCACCCGTGGGAGCGGACGTGCTGGTCGACAAGCCGACGAACATCAGCGCATCGGTGATGGTGTCGCAGGGGATGAAGCGAAGGCCGAACAGGAAGCCGCCGAGCCCAGCCCCGTCTCCGAGGTAAAGCTGCGCAGATGCACTTCCAGAGGTGTAGAAGCCCGCGTAGTTACCTGCCGCCGCCGAGCTGCTGAACTGCGTTGCACATTGCCGCGTGACGTAGTTGGTGTTCGCCACCGACCAGCCGGTTGCGCCTTGGAGAGTACAGCTACCGCCGGTCCAGTGCGATGTGCCGATACTGATCGTCGCTGCCCCGGAGTTGCCAGTGATTGACGAGAAGCGGGTCCAGCCCTGCAAGGGAGCGGCTAGGCGCTCCATGATGTTTGAGCCCTTCATCGTCGGCATGAACGCCCCGGCGATGCTCGTCATCCCGTAGCCCGCGAAACCAGTCGCAGGCGAAGGGGCCTGATCCGTCCCGAACGGCCCGACGTTGTTGACGTAGGTCGCCATCTGCGCCGGGGTGACGGTAACGCCTGCACCGGACTGGATCGCAGGGATTTCCTCGGTGCCGCCGAGCGCAGTACCGGCCGGGAGATCGGAAAACTTGGTGTTCGCCATCGTGTTCGTCCTTACTCAGTCAAGTAGAAGGAGGTGCCGTCTTCCATCAGGTAGAAGGAGGTGCCGTCTTCCATCAGGTAGCGTGGCGCGGCTGCGGCTCCTACCGCGATGAAGGGGAAGCCCAGCGTCAGCAGGCCGTTCGTGACCGTGATGGTGAAGGCCGCGCTGTCCCCGATCGGTATGTCGCTGCTGGTCTCCACGTCCATCGTGCTGCCCTGCCCGGGACCGGTGCTCGCGACGGAGATGCGCGCATCGCTGGTGCCCGCCTCGATGCCCCACGTGAAGCCGCTGCCGAGGTTGGGCAGGTCGGTGGACGCTGTCGTGATGACCCCCGCCCCGCTGATCGTGACATCGAACTGGCCCGGCTCGCCCACGGCTCCCGGGATCGTGATCGTGGACCCTGCCGCGATACTGTCGATGGCAAGCCCGGTGCCCAGCGCGAGGCCGGACACCCCGGAGTACAGCCCTGCTACCCCGTTCCAGAGCCCGGAAGCGCCTAGGCTGAGACCCGACATCAGCCAGTCATCCCGGCCTGAATTACCGTCAGCGTGGCGCTACCCGCGCCGCTGTTGACCTTGATCCGCACCGCGCGCGGGATGTAGGCGTAGTTGCCCTGCTTGTTCGTCGTCGCAGCGACGAGATTGGTGTCCGGGTGGTCAAACCACGTCGCCCCGGCGTCCGCCGGATCGTCGAGGGTCTGCTGCACCGTGTAGTTGACCGTGCCGCTGACGACGACCTGCAGCCCCACCTCGGGCCGCCCATGGATGTTGAGCACCATGGCAGCGCCGTTGCCTGCGCCGGTCTGTGTTACGATGATTGGCCGCATGTCGCGCTCCTAAGCTAAGAGACTGGCGCGGTCGAAAGAGGGGAACTCCCGCGCCAGTCTCCCGTTATCACCGCTCGAAAGCGGCGAACACGTAGTCGAGGGTCAGCGTGCGCGCCACGGCCGAACCGTTCGCGACCGCGACGCTGACGGTCGTGATCGTGTCCGGCAGGTAGGCCGACGTCGCCGACAGCGAGCCCAGCACGGTCTCGTTGACCGAGTAGTAGACCTTGCTGTCGCCGTCGTAGTACATCCCGAGGGTCACGAACGTGTCGTCCGCGACCGAAGCGATGGCCGACGCGCTGTTCGAGCCAGTCGTTGCGTTCTTGCGAACGATCGCGTCGATCGTCGCCGCACCGGCTGCCTTCAGGAAGTAGACGCCGTCGGTGACGTCCAGCGGGGTGGTGTCGACCACCTGCAGACCCACGACGAACGCCGCGAGCGACGCGCTGTCGACCTTGAGCCGCGCCCGGAAGAATGCCTTCTTGCCGGACGTGAAGCTGAACGATGCCGGGTTGAGCTGGATCGCGTTGAGGTCGTTGTTGGCTGCCGAGTTGACCAGCGCCAGCCAGCCGCCGTCGCCGGAGGTGAGAGCCTGCGTGGCTCCGGCCTGCGTCTCGGTGACCGTCCAATCGGCTGCGACGAACTGGTCGAAGTCGTTGAAGTAGGTGTGGTAGAGGGTCGGGTCGGGCATCCGAAGGTCAGCACGCGGGGACGCTTCGCCCACGTTCGTGACACCGTTCGGAAAGCGGGTGACAGTGTTACCCATGGTGTGTCCTTCTCATGTAGAGAACCCCGCGTCCAGCTTCCGGCCAGAGGCCTTGGCCGGACACGGGGCTCATTACCTTGCCACGGTGCTGCGGATCAGAGACCCGCAGTGCCGTAGAGGGCGCGCGGATCGGTGAAGCCGACCGCGTAGCGCTCGGTTGCCTTGTACCGCATGTTGTCGGTCTCGAAGTCGCCTTCCATGGACTTTTCGAGCCCACGGCGCTTGACCATCTTCAGGCCTTCCGGAGCATCGGTCTGGACCCACCATGCGGTGGTCGAGGTGATGCGAGCCAGATTGGCCTGACCGCCCGGCAGCGTCCCCATCGACTTGATGGGGTTGATGTCGTTGTTGGCGGTGCCGGTACGCAGCGCCGACTTGAGGAGAACCTCGGCCTGAAACACGTTCGAAGGACCGGTGACGATCTGCTTCGGCGTGAGACGGATGCGCTTGCCGTTGTTGTCGACGGCGTTGCGGATCTGGACGAGGATTTGCTCAAGCGAGGTCTGCGAGAGGTTGGCAGCGGTCGAGAGGACGTTGGAGAACGTGCCGCCCGCGATCGGGTGCGACGCGTTGACCAGCGAGACGCCGTCGCCACCGGTGTACGACCCGTTGAACGCCCGGTTGAGGATGTTCGCGCAGAGCGTTTCCTTGGTCTCGATCAGCGACTGGGCGAGGTGGCGCGCATAGGTCTGGCCGATGCGGATGTGGTCGCCGTCCTCGACGAGCACCTTCGTCAGCGCGAACGCAAGGCCGTAGACCTTGTAGACGTAGCGCTGGATGAAGAGCACGCCACCCGACTGGTAGGTGACCGGCATGCCGTCCGGAAGTTCCGGAGCAGCGCCGAAGCCGTACAGCACGGGCTCTTCCTGATAGGAACGGGCGATACCCGTCTCTTCCTTGAAGACCTGCTGCCATTCGTCCGCACGCTGGTCGTAGATGCCGTTGAACTCCTCGTTGAGGATCGGCTCCACGATGCTGCGGAAATCGGTTGAACGCATGGGAGTAGCCATTGCCTAGGTCTCCTTAGAAGGCAGCAATGTCGGCGACGGTCTGGTGCTCGCTTGCGGAGACCTGCGCGACGACATAGGTGTCTCCCCAAGCGTTATCCACGCCCGGCGAGATGTTGAGGAGCCGGAGACCGGCATTGGCGGCCGACGAAGCCACGTCGAGCATCTGCGAGGAGAGGCCGGTGACGGTGGAGCCCGAGGCTGCCGTCCAGTCATACTCCTTGCCGATATCGCCGACCGAGAGGGCAGCGTTCGACTGGATTTCGTAGATGATCGCCGGGTCACGCGTGATGTACGCGATGATGTCGGTGCCGACCGTCGAGGCCGTCCAGCGGTTGGTTACGCGGCGACGCCCTTCGGCGTCCGTGTACTCAACGCCCTGAAACGTGCCGCTGAAGCGGTCGCCGGGAGCAGCCGCCTGAACGGTGCCGTCGGTACCGATCTTGATCGGCTGGTTCTGGTAGATCGCAGTGGCGTAAGCCGACGCGATCGTGAGAGCCTCCGGGCGTACCACCCCGCTGGGGTGATACGCAGCTCGGAGACCAAACGGAGCAGAGGTTGCGCTCATGTTTGCTTACCTTCGTGACTGTTGCGGACTACCCGCACTTCAGTCGTCGAAGACGCCTCGTGCGGGGACTTTGCCCAACTCCTCCATGCCATCTCCTGCTTCGAGCAGGGTGCCGTCGCGCTCGGCCTGACGTCGCATCATGTCAGCGACCTCGGCGAGTTTGAACTCTTCACGTGCGGGAGCGTCGTGGTGAGCTTCCTGCATGAACCGCTCGTAGAGGTTCTGCGGCAGCTTATACGCGAGCATCTCGTTCACCGCGATGTGCCCAGCCCACTCACCGGTGGTGAGGGTGGCGTACTCGAAACCCGGAACCTCGGAAGGCTTGACGGGCTCGTAACCGAGCATGGCCCGACGCTGGATGGCGTCTCTGGAGTTGGTCGTGGTGAGCCAGCACATGTGCCATCCGGGGATGGGCGGCAAATCAGGCAAGGCATCGTTGAAAATTGCTTGGCGGAACATCGCCAGTCGATCGTCATCGCTGATGGCGCGGTCTTGGGTGACACTGCGGTCATCCATGCCCCGATCTTCGGTTACCTTCCGATCGGTGGCCGCGCGCGGGCGGCGATCAACACTAAGTTCTTTCTTCAAGCGGTCGTCGGCTTCCATGATGTCCTCCTTACTGGCGGTTTTCACGGTCGTAAGCCTGATACTGCTTGAGCATCCGGTTCCTTTTTACAGGATCATCCCAGATACCAGCATCAACCATAGCTTGCTTCCGTTCGGGTGTCACGTAGATTTCTTTACGGGTCGACACAGGGACGTTCTCCTTGCCTCCACCCATAGGGGGAGCCTTGCGACGGGGGCTCTCCTCGCGCTGTGAGCGCCGGGTATCGCCGAGGTCGTCCTCGTCGTCGCCGAGCGCCTTGCCGACCCTCTTGGTCAGCTCCTGCCAGTATTCGACGGTGGCCGGATTGTAGCCTTCGCGGACAATCTGGGCGTCGATCTGGGTCGTGATGCGGCTCTCCTCGCTTGCGCCAGTCGGGTCGTACCACGGGTTGGCTTCCATCCACTGCCGGGCGAAGCTGATCACCTCGGGAGCGGGCTGGCCCGGCTGCGGGGCCATCTGCTGCGGCTGCTGGCGCACCTGCGCCACCTGCTGCTTGGCGTAGTTCAGCTGCTGCGCACGCGCGATGGCTTCCTCGCGCAGACGCATCGCCGTGACGACGTCTTCCCCATTCCCAGCTTCAGTCGCCTTCGCGATGATGATCTCGGTCTGGGCAATCTCGCGCTGGGTCGCCTGCAGCTGCTGGTCGATCGCCATCTCGTTGTGGCTGAGAGTGTTGGTCTCGACCGCACTGAGCCGCGCCAGCAGCTGGTTGTTCATCTCCCGCATCTCGCGCAGCTCGCGCTCGGTGCGTTCACGTGCCCGCTTGCGGGCCTCGTTGCGCTCGCGACGACGCTTGCGGTTGGCAGAGACGATCTCGTCGTCGCTGTCTTCCTCGCTGGTGCCGAGACGCTTGTCGTCGTCCTCGTCATCCTCGTGGTCGTCATCCTCGGGCTCGGGAGCAGGAGGGGTCTCGACCTTCTCCTCCTTCGGCGGGGTGTCGACGGGGATCAGTTCCTCATCGTCATCATCCTCCTTGCCGAGCGTGCTTTCCTTCAACTGGTCAACCATTGCTACCCCCTTCTTCCAAAATCACCCAGTCCTCGGCGAGGACATCGGTCTGGCTCGCAAGCCACGGCACGTCCGGCCCGCTGACCGGCTTCATTGCGATGAAGGGTGCGAGGGGCTGCCGCAGCCCGTGCTCGTCGGGACAGCTGCCGTTGCGGACGAGATATAGGTACATTCCTCTACCGTTCCACCCGGCGCGGCTGACCCGCTTGCCACCCTTCAACGCGTGTATTGCTTCTCCGAAGTCCATGTTCCCCTCCCTTAAAATGCGTCAACGCGCGGCGGCTGTTCCCAGTAGTATCCGGGCGTGGCGTACACCGTACCCTTCTGGGCGATCGACGTGATGTCCTGCACGGGCCCGATCGGCACGAAGACCTTCACGTTGACGTACGCCGCTGCCGGATCGCTGGACGGGAACACCTGCGTGATGATCGCGGCGAAGGGGCCTGCGTCGACGCCGTTCTGCGACAGGTGGCTTGCGTAGACGTGGACGATCCGGCCCACGGCCGGGATCATGAGAGTGCTGTCGGCCATTGGTCGTTCTCCTACAGGAATGCTTTGACGGCGAGCGGGTCACCCGTGACCTTGCCCACCAGATTGAGGTCGTCGAAGATCACGACGATCGCGGCCTCGCCGCTCGCGGTCTTCACCGTCCAGCGGTCGCCGCCGTAGCGCGGAACACGGACGAACTCGCCCACCTCGCACCACGAGCCCTCGGGCCACGGCTCCATCGTGTTGCGGTTGCGGAAGGCCAGCGCGCCCATCGCGAGCACCTTGGCGACCTGCGTGTTGTAGGTCTCGGTCTCGCGCGTGTCCTGCGTCAGGATGATGCCGCCCTTGGTCTTCAGCTTCGGCGAGCGAATTTGCACGAGCACGCGGCTGCCGAACGGCACCACGCCCGGGTCGCACGCCGGGAAGGCCTCGTCCAGATCGGCGTACGCAAATTCCACCTTGTTGTCGTATTCCATGTTTCCCTCTTTCGTCAGTAAGTTAGTCGATAAAGCCCAGCATCATGCCTTTGACAGCCTCGACGAGACCGATTGCCTCGTGGCGGCTGCGCGGCCCTGCGCAACAGTAGCTCAGGTTGCGTCTCGTACCGCTCGGCGTCTGATCCTCCACGTCGAAGCAGATAACCATGTGAGACACATTTCTGCCTTCGTCGATCTCGCGCAGCAGCGCGATCAGCGCGTCGCGCGGGGTCCACAGGCTGCCGTCGCCCTCCCGATCGGCCTTGATCTCGGCGATCGACTGGGGATGCCCCTTGAAGTCCTCGATCACAGTTCACGCCCCCTCTTGTCGTGCTCCCCGATCAGTTCGAGGAGCGCGCGCTTCGCCATGTCCAGACCCGCCACCACGCCCACGACGCGCCCATACTCGTACGCATCGCGTGCGGCCGGGGAACCGAGAGCCTGCTTGGAGAAGGTCGCTTTCTCCTCCTCCAAGCGCTGCAAGAGCAGCTCCGGCCTCACCGGAAGGCGATCAGCTTGGCCCGCTCGTGGTTCTGGCCGGGCTCGAAGGGCTCTTCAGCAGGCGGGGGTGCCTGCTCGGCCTGCGTCACCTGCTCCTGTTGTGGTTCGCTCGGTTCCACAGGCGGTGTAGCAGGTGGCACGTCCCCGACATGCCCGTCGCCGTCACCAGCGACAGGAACGTCAACAGGATCAAGTCGTACATCGTCCGTCTCCTTGTGAGTATCCACGTTTATACTCTTCTTCCGTGCCATGGTCACTTTCCCTCTTCGTACAGGCGCTGGCGGAGCAGATATCCCTCCAGCGCCCAGACTTTCTCCCGGGCCTGCTTGTTGGCAAGCGTGCGCCCGATCTGCATGTCGTAGTTGGCGGGGTCAGCGCACGCGCTCTCACCCGTCACCTTGTAGCCATTGCGCAGCGTAGCAACGCAGATGGTCAACGTGCCGTGCTCGAAGTAATCGTAGGCCACAATCGCATCGACGATCTGTTGTGGCGTGACCTTCGGGCCCGGCTTGGCAGCAATGGCTGCCTCAAGTTCACTGCTCATACTTCCCTCTCTATTCTGGTTACGGGTTGATACCCGTCCCCGTTTCCAAGCCGATGTTCTCACCGGACTGGATTTCTGCAGACGCGATGCTCAGCGCCGTCTGGTTGTCTGCGGTGTTGCGTGCGATGTCGGCCTGCACCTTGACGGCGGTGCGCTGGTCCTCGTGCTGCTCGCGCATCTCGGCGATGCCCTGCTTGACCTGCAGATCGGCCTGCTTGAGCGCCGCATCCTGCTGGTCGTCCGCTGCCTTTTGCTGCATCTTGGCCTGTTCTATCTGGCCCTTCTGCTGGTCGGCAGCGGCCTTGCGCTGCGTCTCGGCCATCATCGCCGCGCCCGGGTCCATCGGCTGCGGTGCCTGCTGGGCGAACTGCTGGGCCTGCTTGAGCAGCATGCTCATCACGCCCATGACTTCGTCGAGCGCTTCGCTCGCGGCCACGGTCGCCTCGACGCTGACCTCGGACAGCAGCTCGTCGAAAGCCTGCCGGGTCTCCTTGCCCTTGTGGTCCTTGATCGCTTCCTCGAAGTCCACGCCGCTCACCTCCTGCGCCTTGTCGATCGTCATCTGCGCGTACCAGAGCACCATGTGCTCCTTGAGGTGCTGCGCCATGATCGGGGCGAACTGCGGCATGATCGCTTCGTTCTGGCCGAACATCGGGCTCATGGCGAACGCGATGTGCGCCTTGATGTGCGCGATGTGGTTCTGTTCGGGGAACGCGACGATCGGCCGTCCGAGGGCGGCAGCGACGTTCTCGTTGACCGGGTGGTCTTCCTCCGGGTTGGTCGTCGGGAGGAGCAGCTCGTCGGCGTCCGGCAGCTTGAGCGTGGCGAGCACGCGCTGCTCGACCTTGTGCCGGTCGTACAGGTCCGGGTTGAGCTGCGCACGCTGTGCGAGCGACTGGACCTGCGCAAAGCGCTGCGCCTCGCTGAAGATGTTCGGGTCGCTGACCGGGACGACGTCCATCGGACCTTGGAAGTCCTCGCGGGTCGCCAAGTCCTCGCCGACCTCGGCCTTGATGTTGTCGTCGTCGAGATACTGCGCGTCGAGCCGGTGCAGGATGTCGAGCAGCCTGCCCATGGCGTCATGCAGACGGCCATGGATAGCGCCGTAGACGACGAGCCCCTGCTCGATGTTGGCGAGCGTGGTGCCCACCGGCGCGTTGGGGTTGTTCTCGGCGATGTCGTCCATCGCGGTGCGGACGACGCCCTTGCCCGCGTCGACCAAGAAGCCCAGCAGCTGGAACAGCACGGGGCTGGGCTGGTTGAACGGGATCGGCATCGCGACCTTGCGGATGTCGTCCACGTTGAGCGCGGCCTCGATCTCGACCACCTCGCCCGGGTTGACGTTGACCGACTGGCCGCCCATCGCGCCCTTGAGCTTGATCATGCTCGCGGTGTTGCTGATGTGCGCGCTGTCGAGCAGCGCGCGCAGCGCGCCGGTCGCAGCACCGGACAGCCCGCCGATCATGTGCGGCAGGCCGATCGGGTACGCACCGCGCCACGGGATGAAGCCGAACTCGACGCTCCAGACCAGCTCCTCGCGGTTCTCGTCCTCTTCCGCCCAGTTGCGGTAGATCGAGAGCACCTTCATCGTCGCCTTGTCGACGGTGACGATGTACGGCAGCTCGTCGGCGTCCTCGCCGGGGTCGGTATCGGCCTCGGCACCCTCGATCGCGGCGAAGACGTTGATCTCGTAGACGGTGCGCAGGCCGTCCTCGTTGTAGCTGGTCTTCTCGCGGCCCTCGATCTTGTCGCTGGCCTTGCCCGCTGCGCTCTCCTCGGGCTCCATGCCGCTCTCTACGAGGTCGACGTCGCGGTACATGCCGGAGCGGATCCGCTTCTTGTACTCGAAGCGCGTAAGGAACTGCCGGTGCGTCTTGCGCGGGCTGGTGTAGAAGTTCGTGGCCGCGAACGGCAGGATCATGTCGTCGATCGCGACGAACTCGAACATCGGCCGGTTGCGCCGCTCGTCCCAGCGGCACTTCATGTACTGGGCCCCGCCCAGCGGCAGCTGGGTGAGCAGCTGCTCCAGCTCGGCGCGCGTTTCCTTGCACTGCACGGTCAGCTGCCAGTTCATCAGCGCGACCTTGCGGTTGGCCTTGGCCTCCTTCTCGGGCGTCGGGTCGCCGATGATGGTGGTCTTGACCGGCCCGCCCGCCGGGAAGATTTCCTTGATGGCACGCGCGCTGAAGTCGACGCACGCTTCGGTCAGCATCGGGTGCACGACCTTGCTCGCGCCAGCGAACGATGCCCCGCCCGGTGCCTCGTCGCCCAAGCCGGTGCGCTTGATGCCGTCCTCGTACTGCTCGGTGCGCTTCTTGCGCGCTTCGAGGTCGCGGTCGACGAGGTCGAGCAGCCCGGTAGCCAGCCTGTTGAGCACGTGCTCGGGCAGCTTCTCGGCAAGGTTCTCAAGGAACTTGCCCCCGCCGATCTCGTCCTCTTCGCCAAGGTCGACGATCGCGCCGCCGTCCTCGGTGTCGCGCACGTCGCCGGGCTCGTCCTCGTCGATCTCAACCATCTCGCCGCCCTCGGGCAGTTCGTCTTCTTGCATGCTCGGTCCTTACTGCGCGTAGGGGTTGACGCGTTGCTTCGGGGGCGGGCTTGCCTCCTCGGCTGGCTTCTTCAGCGCCTTCGTCATGTCGATCAGGCCCTTGTCCATCAGCAAGCGGATCGCCTGCGTGGTGCTGTCGACGAAGTCGTCATGCTTCAAGGAGCCTGAACCGGCGAATGCGCAGAGCTGCTGAATAACAGCCTCCGACCATGTCGTGAAGCGGCCCTTGTTCTTCGCGCTCTCGGGTATCCACACGAAGCGCCGCGCGAACGCGGGCGAGACGACGTGCAGCCGGGTGAGCTTGTCCGCGCGCCCCGGGTTGTAGGCGTAGGCGAGGATGTGCTCGCGCTCCAGCATCTGCCGCAGCGAGATGCCCGAGCCCTTGTCCTCGATCACCAGCATGTCCGGCTTGCGGCCGGACGTCACCGGCTTGGCCGCGCCGAACATCGGCTTGATCAGCGCGGTGTCGTTGTCGTCGCCGTACGAGCAGTTCAGCTCGCGCTTGGTGCGCTTGATCAGGTCGGGCAGGCCGAGCTGCTCCTGCCACGCGTCGAGCAGCAGGACGTGCTTCTTGTTGTCGGTGTGCCGGAAGACGCCCCAGACCGTGCACGCGCTGTGATCCGGGTCGTGGGTCTTCTTGTCCTGCGTCTTCTCGGTGAACGCGGTGTCGAGCGACATCAGGATGAACTCGAAGTGTGGCAGCGGCTTGTCGCTCGGCCACATGCGCAGCCAGCTGCGTTTGACGATGCCGCTCTCTTCCGGGTCGATCAGCTCGCCGAGCAGCTCCTGCCGCCCGAGCCGCGTGCCCTCATACTGCTCCAGCTGCTCGAAGAACACGTCGGGCAGGTGCTTCTTGTTCTCGAACGTCGTGCCGTTGACCAGCACGCGCCGCGCCTTGGGCTGGGTGAGCTTGCGCACGATGTCGCGCGGCTTGGGCGTGGTCGTCCAGAGCACCTTGGGGTGGTCGCCGAGGCGCAGCCCCATCATCGCCATGTCCCACGTCTCGTCGGCATACTGCCATGCAGCCAGCTCGTCACAGTTGTGAACAAGGACACCGTTGGCGAAGTATTCAGGCTCGCCCTCTACCTTGAGGCAGTACACGGGTTGTCGCCCCTCTGGTCGCCAAGTTGACACAACGCTGGCTGCACAAAGTTCCGGCCCTTGACCGAAACGCTGCCCCACACTCCGTGCATGTCCTATCTGTTTCCCTCCGCTTGTCGGCCAAGCGTTGGTGGCACCGCACGCATCGCGTGGTTGCGTGCGCTCGTTTCCGTTCGACAAGAACGCCGCAGCCCGCACACGGGAGGGAGAATAAGGGAGCCGAAGCCCAGTCCTTGCGGGGGATAGGATCGAGGGCGCAGTGATGTGCTCGGTGACCGCCGTGAGGCAAGCACTCAAGGTTGCCGATATCGTTGTTACCTTTGTCCTCGTCGCGGTGGTGAACATCGTGACCGTTTGGGATAGGGCCTCTCTCAGCCTCCCATACAGCGCGGTGCAAGCGAAGCGTGCGCTTCGGCCTGATGCTCTTGTCCGTCCGCTCGTAGTAGCCGCCTTTGTAGCGGTGCCACGTCTTCCCTCCCCATCGCAAGCAGCAATCGCACACAGCTCGTCCCCTGTCTCAAGCTGGTCCAATCTCGTCCAGCCAGACGCAAGGTACACTGGATGGTCAGCTGTGCCAACCAAATCCTCGCCCGCGCTAGTTGCCACGCGCCCGACAGCAGCACTGCGAACGCTGTTCGCAAGCACACGACGAGGGCCTCTGCGCGTCAACACGAGAGCGCCCGGCCGCAAGGTTTCTATCGGGCGCGCCCCTTCGGGCGTCGCAACCTGCGTTCCTGCCACAAAGCACCAAATACGGGTGTGTTGTGGACCGCGCAAACGCTCGGGCTCCTCGGCCGAGAAGCCACGGATCGTCGCGCCGTTGGACAACGTGATCATCAGGTCTTGCTTATTGTACTTCGCGATCGAGCCCGGGGTCGCCGAGGCGAGAATGCCAGCCGGTCCCTCGAAGCAGGTGTGGATGACGTCCGAGCGCGTCGGCGCAATCACTGCGCTGGGCAGGAGGCTGGGGTCTTCCATCGCCTCCTCGTAGACCCAGTTCGCGCCGGTGAGCGTCTTGCCGAAGCCGCGCCCCGCGAGCAGGCCCCACTCGGACCAGTCAGCCTCGGGCGGCAGCTGCTTGTCACGTGCCGTGGCGAGCCACTTGGCGCGGTTGAGCACGTACTTGAGGTCATCCTCACTCAGGAGCGTCAAGCGCTCGGGGTCGAGCCCCATCAGGTCCACAGGGCTACTCACAGGGCTGACTGCGAGCAACCCGGCACCTGATACCGAGTGAGGTGGGGATGGTCACTCATCGGGGCTCCCCTGCCTGCGCAGGCCGCGCAGCACCCCGATGATCTCGCTGACCATCTCGCTCTTTGCTTCTATTTCAATAGGTTTGCCATCAGGACCGCTGTGCTCCTGCTTGGTGCTCTCGCGCCATTCCTTCGGGAAACGCGACGACATGTTGCGGCCCCAGAGCGCGCCGTTGAAGTCCTTCGACCGCAACGCGGTGTGTGCCTGATCTTCCCACCAATTCTGCGAAAGTTGTCGTGCAAGAGCAAGCGCTTCGGAAAAGTCAGGGTGCGCTGCAGGCCACGCTTCCTCCAGCGTGCTGCGCACGACACCGATGCGCGAAGCCATCTGCACAACCGAGCATCCTTGCGCTCCAAGCTGTACAACTGTCTCACAATATTCAGGTTTGTAGAGCGTAGGACGGCCAAACACGTAGCCCGGGGGCTTCGGCTTTGCACGCTTGGCAGCAGGCTTCCTCGCCTTCGCTGCCGTCTTGGCCCCCGTTGTCATCCTGTGCGCTCCGCATGTGTCTCAGGCGTCGAAGCACCAGCAGATACATGCGGAGCACGCAAAAAGCAACAGGGGCCCTCGGAGCCTCAGAGGTTGTTCAGCTCCTCGACAAGCGCGAGCAGCTCGGGGCTTTTGCTGGCAAGACGCGCGTAACGATCCTTGCGCAGCTCCTCCTTGAGCGCCGCTTCGAGCTTCGCCTCGATCTCGGCCTTGCGCTTGGCACGCGCCCGACGCTCCTCGTGCGCCGTGAGGTCGACGCGATCGACGATCCACTTCGACGCCTTGCTGTCGCCGACCGCGATCTCGCGCACCGTGACCAGCGTCAGACCGTTCGAGGGGGCATCGACCACCACCTTGTCCCCGACCTTCACGCCCGGGATGTCGCACAGGTACGCGTAGCGCTTTTCGCCGCAGCTGTACGACCGCGAGACGGCCGAGTTGAACTCGCACCGCACGACACAGGTCTCGACGCCCGTCTGCTCGACCGTGTCCGGCGCGAGCTGGAGCTTGATGACCGCGTCGCGGATGCAGACCTGATAGAATGACCCGATGCCGTGGAGGCTCGCGAGCTGCGTATCCGTCAACGCCGCGACCTTGCCCACGGTGTCGAACCCTGCCTGCAGCAGCCAGTGCACCGCCGTGCCTGCTACGCCGTACTTGGTCAGTTCCCCGACCGGTGCGTTCTCGATATTCATCATCTCTTCCTTCCGTTGTGTTGGGGCCCGGCACCGCCGGGCCCATTTGAAAATTCTCAGAGCTGGGTAGCATGGGTCTGGGGAGGGTGTCAACCCTACGGTTGCAGACTTAGTCGATATCCCTGACAATCTCTTCCCAAGCCTGCACTTCACGTGCAAAAGCAGCAATATCGTAGCTTAGTATGCTCTTGCTGAGGTTCCCGCTGCGACTGCGCCAGTTGTACACAAGCGCGCCGCGCTTGGTCCTGCGGAGCGGCACAGCGACCTTGCCCGCAAACGTCGTGCGGAGCAGCCATGCTTCCCACCAACGCTCCTCCTCAGCCGCAGTCAAGACCATCGGGATGCCTTCCCGCTGCCTGCGGACCTCGCGTGTTATCTGCCGTTGGATGTGCCGCTCGGCGCGGAATATGCGCTGGCTGATCCTGCCTGCCGACACGCCTAAGGCCTCGGCTATGCTCGCCTGCGTCTCACCCGCGAGCCACCGGTCCAAGCACGTTCTGTCCAGCGGGTTGAGCGCGAACCGCGACGGGTCGTCGCGGTACGCCTGCGGCACACGCTCGTAGAGATGCGACCTGTCTGCCACCTCAGTTGCTCCCGACCAGCGTCAGGAGCCCTAGGACCACCATCACAGCGACGAGAGCACATCCCGCGAGCATTTCAGCTTGCTGGGCCCTCGTCGGCTTCTTTGGCCGGTCCAGCACGCCGCTGTCGACCAGTCTGTTCCACTCCTCGTCGGTCACAGTCCCATCCTTTCGCATTCGGCCTCGCGCTCGGCGAGCAGCCGGTCCAGTTCTTCGTGCTCTTCCCGGGAGAGCTTCGGCGTCGCGACCAGCTGCCACAGCCGATCGTTCGGCATCAGCACCTCGATCGTGATCTTGCTCAGTTCGAGGTCAGGTACGCGAGCCATTGGTCTGCCTTTCGCTGCTGCCGTTGGTTGTGCATCTGGGTGCCGACCTCGTCCATCGTCCGCAGGCACCGCGCCATGTCCTCGCGCTGCCACTGCGGCCAGCGCGGGTGTGCGAGGGTCGCCACGGCGAGGGGCTCGTCGAATGTGAGCACCGCGCTCTCGTCGCGCTTGCTGTACTCTGGAACACCCATCCGTCATTCTCCGTCGATTGAGACTGACCCTTAAAACACAAACCGCACGGTTGCAATACCCATTTGCAAAAAAGTGCAAGCTGCACGAGGGGTGCTACCATCGACAAGCTAAAGTGCCCACCCCACCACCAGCGAAAATCTAAAACCAAAAATTCTCTGCACCACTGCACCTGCACCACGCACCACTGCACCACGTGCACCACCAGAGGGTACCCCCTAAAGGGGGTATACCCCTCGTTGGTGCATTTGCACCATGCACCACGGTGCACCGTGGTGCAGCTGGTGCATGGTGGCAACCTCTGGGTTACTGCCCAAAACGGCCACGTGCAAAATTTTGCAAGTCATCCGAACACCGCCAGATTGCCCTGCATGAAGTACCCGGCGACATCGTCGCCCTTCTTCGCCAGCGACAGGATCGCACGCACCGCATGCTGCCTCCGGGTGTCGCGCTTGCCCTCCTCCGGCGTCGGCGTCATGTCCACCACCTTCGACGCGAACACCGGGAGCATCAGGCTCTCGGTCGCCGGGTCCAGCTGGCTGATCGCGTCGAGCACGATCTGCTCCCACTGCCCCAGCGGCTTTCTGGCGGGCTTGGGAACCTCGGACTGCACCGCCGGTATCTCGGCGTCGACCGCGACGCACGACGTGATCTCGTCGCCATCCTCGTCCATGCCCACGACGACGATGTCGAGCGCGAGCCCGAACTCCTCGCCGTCCCGGCCGTCCTTCTGCTTGCGGATGCGGATCAGCCGCCGGTGGCTGTCCTCGAAGCGGATCACCTCGATCTCGGCGTCCGAAGCCGCACGCAGGCCGGACCACCCTCGCGCCCCCTTGGACGTGTCCTTGCCCGAGTGGTGGATCAGGAGGATCATCGCCCGGAACACCGCGCCGATGGCCTTGGCGTTCGCCAGAGCGGTGCTCATGTCTTCACCGGCGTTCTCGTTCGCCCCGGCGGTGACCTGCGCGAAGGTGTCGAAGATCACCAGCTGCGCCCCGCCCCAGTCCCGTATGGCCTTGACCACCTCGATCGCGTCGTCCCGGTTCATCAGGTTCGGCACCCCCGCCAAGATGCGCAGGTTGCCGTCCAGCTCGGACATCTCGATCCCGTGATAGTCGCAATAGGCTCGCAGCCGGTTGCCCATGCCGCCCGCGCCCTCGGCCGCGACCAGCACCACCTTGACCTTCTTCGTCTTCCGCCCCCGCCAGTCGACGCCGCGCGCCAAGGCGCACGCCATCTCCAGCGCGACGAAGCTCTTGCCCGCGCCGGACGCGCCGTAGAGCATCGCGATCTCGGCGTGCGGCAGCACCCCCTTGATCATCCAGCTCACCGGCGGCTGCATCGACACCTCGGTCGGGCTCGTCAGCCTGTACTTGCCGCTCTGTGCCTCGCTGGGGGCCATCCCGAGCAGCTCGGCTACCTCGGTGGGGTCAAGGGGCTTGTCGGCGCTGGACGGGCCCTCCCCGCCCTCCAGACGCACCATCCGCTTCACGGTCGCCATCGTCACCGGCCGTCGACCGCTGCCCTCGCGCCGGGTGAAGCTGTCCCACTGCTCCTGCAGCGCGTCGGAGGAGGGGTATTTGCCGCCGTTCGACGACCACTCGTCCCAGATCGCGAACCCATCATCCCCGCCAGCCGTCTCGTGGTGCACGGCCATCCCGACCTTGATCCAGTCGTCGCGCCCCATGTCGGGGTCGAGCCTGTCGAGCAGCTCCTCGATCTCGGCGGGGCTGAGCCCGAGGCGCGGCTCATGGTCGTTGAACACGGCCTCGATCGCAGCGTCCTCCTCGGACAGCACGTCGCGCGGCTCGCGGCGGCCGAACCTGCGCTCGCACAGCGCGAGCAGCGGCTCGGTCACCTCGCCGAGCGTGTCCTCGTTGCCATTCACATCGGTCGTCCAGAACGGGTCGCCGGTGAAGGTGACGAAGCCCTTCTCGCTGAACACCTCGAACCCATAGACCCCGTTCTCGGCGACGGTCTTGGACTTGCGGTCGCCGACGTTGCCCTTGATGAACGCGCGCAGGCCTTTGCCCGACGGGCTGACCTCGGTGTAGGTGGCGCTGACGATCTCAAGCACTTCCTTGGGGACGTTGCCGTCGTCGCCGATGCAATAGTCGAAGTCGAGCGCGGCGACGCCGAACTCCTTGAGCGTCGCGAACCCGATGCCGTCATAGCCACGCTTGAGCGCAGCCTCCCGGGCCCGGGTGAAGCTCGTCAGGTGCTCCTTGTCCTGCGCCGTGCCTTGCACCCCGTGGCGCTTCTTGCCCGAGGCGTAATAGGGCACCTTCAACGGCTTTCCGCCCTTCGGGTGCGGCTCGTTTCGCCAGCACAGCCAGCCCTTGAGCCCGGCCAGCAGCGACGGCGCGCGCATCTGGAGAACGTCCGGCGGAAGCCGGGTAACATTGTCGGTCATCATGCAGAGCCCCCGTTGCAGGCGTTGACGTGTCAGGCGACGAAGTCATCCTTCGACGGCACGCCCACAAGGCCCAGCAAGCGTGGGCTCACCAGCTCCTGCCGGGGGATGGCGTAATGGGTCTCGATCTCCATGGCGCGAGCGGGCGGAACCCACCCCTGCCGGATGAACTTGTAGATCGCTTGGTGCGTCACGCCGAGCTTGATGGCGAGCGCCTGAACGCTGCCTGCAGCCTCGACCGCGCGCTGGATACCTGTCGTCATTCTGATCTCCTTCCGCATCGTGCCGGAAGCACGGGGGAACGTGTTATATGCCTAACCGGATGGTTGCGTCCAGTCGCCCTCATTCCGGGGGCGAGAGTGCTGCCATGTCCCGACGGTAGTGGTCAAGCAGCGCGAGCATCGCGGGCTTGGCGCTGCGCTTGTCGCCGAGCACCGCGATCGTCGCCGCTGCCATGGGGTTGACCAAGTTCTCGCCGTTCTCCCACTTCCGGATCGTACGTCGATGAACGCCACCGATCAAATTTCCGAACTGCTTCTGCGTCAGCCCGAGGGTGCGCCGGACGCGGCGGATGTCGTCAGCTGTCATCAAAAATGTTCCTGATAATATTTTTGCAGCAGGGCCTCGATCTCCTCGACCGGGAAGTCACCGGCCTCGCCGTCGTCCTGCGCGATCTCGATCGTGTCCGGGCCACCGTAGCCGTGCCGCACGCGCGCCAATTCTCCAACCACTCAGCCCAGTAGACCGAAACCACCTCGTAAACCTCGCCAGAAGAGAAGGGCATATTTCGATACAGAAGCACTCCCGTCCCGTCCTTCGGCGCGGTTTCTATCGGTTGCCACTTATCCATTCTCGCTCTCCTTCAGCACATCGGACAGGCCGCAGGTGCATTCTGCCCACTGAAAGCGCGAAGCACTCCATAAGCTGCAATTAGGCTTATGCACCGCATACCCGCGCAGCTTCTCGACCATCGCCGCGAGCCGGTCGCGCTCGGCTTCAGCGGCTTCAAGTTCTTCGGTCAGGCGCGCATTCGCGGCACGTTCGCTATCGAGCGTAGCGACTGCCACATGCTCAAACCGCGATTTCTCCCGCAGCATGTTTATCTCGGTCGCTTCGTTGGCTTGAAGAGTGCGGACTGCGGCGGCCTGTAGTTTCATGGCTCGATATGCATCATCCAGATCGCGCGCCAGCGCATCCCGCTCCGCCGCGACCTCGCGCAGCATGGCGGCTGCTTGCACCATAGCGTCATCGGCAGTTGAATATCGCTCATGCGCGAGCGTTCCCGCTTCCAGCCGCTCGATCATGGCTGTGATCTCTGCCAGTGTGTGGGTCATCTCATTCTCTCCGCGAACAAACGTCCGGTGTCTTGGCGAGCGGCGGAATAGCCCGCCTCCCAAGCGTGCCACTCGGGGGTGTTCCGGATATTCGGGTTTTGCTTCACCCGTTTGCGGCCGCTGCCGAGGGTGACGTGCGTCGTCATCAGTTGGTCGTTTTCGTTCATGGGCGTGCTCCCATCCACATATGCTCAGCAACCCGATGGTTCGGCCTGTTTGCCACATCGCCAAGCGTCAAATTATAAGAAATAGCTACGTAACATAATCTATATCTAACAAACATTCAATTGCTTTTAATTTCTTTTCTATTCTTGTTCTCCTAAAACAATCATTTGTTGTTTTTGCCTCTTGCAATAATTCACCGTAGTAAATTTGTAATTGATATTGAGTTTCTTTATTCATTTTTTTTGTTTTTAAATTTGAATACTAATTCTTCAGATGAATAAGTATTACTATCATTATTCCATTCGCACCAACAATCTCCTATATCATAATAGTTTTCTCTTATCCATTCTACAAATTCAACAACCATTTTTTCTTCCATAATTACTATTTGTGTTTATACCCGCTACTTCTTATAACAAGTGTTTGGCAAAAAAGCGGGTTCGGTTAATAATTTAAAATGTGTTTTTTCTTTGTTAGTTTAGTGCTTAATCGAAAGTTTTGGTTCTTTTATCCGCTTCTTCGCCAAACACCTTAACGTTAGTGGCAATCCTAAAGACACCACCGTTCAACAGAAGCTATTGTATCGTGAATTGCTCCACCGTGAGAAAATAAAGCAATCTTCTCAACTTTAAAACCTCTATTTGCTCCCATTGT